CGTGGGAGGCGACTACAGCGCGCTGTGCGTCGTGTCGGTTGCGACGTCGCAAGTCGTCTACACCGAGCGCAACAACAAGGTCACGCCCTCGGCCTGGGCGCATCGCTGCATCCAGGTCGCGACCAGGTACAACCAAGCGCTCATGCTCGCCGAGAGCAACAACCACGGCCATGCGCTGCTGCTCGAGCTCCAGGCCTGCGGCTACAACGCACAGTGGCGCGACCCGAAGACGGGCAAGCCGTGGGTCACGACGCTGCAGAGCAAGCTCGATGCGTTCGATACGCTGCGTGAGTCGCTACCGCTGGTGAAGATGCTCGACCGACCGACCTGGCTCGAGCTCCGCAGCCTGACGATCCCGGCGGGCAAGGTTGCGCCAGAGGCGCCCAAGGGAGCGCACGACGATGCGGCGATGGCGATGGCCTTGGCTTACCGTTGCCTGCGTGATGTGCCGTCAAGCTGGCGCACGACCGCGCTACAGTCTGGGCGCACGCGGATAGACGACCTGCTCGCAGCTTCCCGCGCGCGGCGCATACGCTCCGCTGCCTTGCCCTTCTGAGGGGGACCATGCTCACACCTGCGCACGTTGCCGACATCGTCGGTCAACACGACCTGTACTGGACCAACCGGCGCGAAGAGATGCGCGAGTTGCGGCGCCTGTACATGACCGACTTCTGGGCGAAGGAAGAGAACGTTGTCGAGGGCGTGCTGCGCACCGAGGTCCCGAAGGCCTATGCGGTTGTCGAGAGCTACCTTGGCTCGCTCTACGCCAAGAACCCGGCCGTCTTCGTGCAGCCAGATGTGCGCGCGCGCGGCAACGCGGACGTCGCAGAAGCGACCGCGAACCTGTACCTGCTCACGATTCGAGAGCAGCTCGAAGACGCGACCAGGCTCGCATTGATCTACCCGTGCTCGTTCATCAAGCTCAGCCCAGTCGAGAGCGTTGACCCGCTCAAGCGCGTCGCCTCCGCTGCGCTTCCGCCCTGGGAGGTCATCGTTGATGCGACGGCCTGCTCTTGGGATCAACAGCGCTACGTCGGGCATGTGTACCTGATGCCCTTGGCAGAGGCCTCGGTGCGGTACGACCGGCCCGAGACCGACTTCTCGCCTCGGGTCTACCAGAAGTGGATCGACGCTAGCTCGACAATCGGCGGCCGCTCGATGCTCGGTCTGAACCCCAACGATAGCAGTGTGCCGACGAACGAGAAGTTCGTGCGCATCGTCGAGATGTACGACCTGCAGGCCGACAAGCTGCTCGTGTGGAGCGAGGACTTCCGCAAGCCGGACACGTTCGTCTTCACGGGAGTGAAGGTGCAGATCGGCGCCCTCGAGGCGACCGCAGCAGCCGATGAACGCGCGCCCGAAGCGGAGCTCCAACACGAGACCACGGGCATCCCGTTCAAGAGCGCCAGCGGTAGGCCTGTCGTTCCGCTAATCCCGCTCTACTTCAGCCGCGATCCTGACACTCCGCTGCGCGGCTACAGCCTGCTCGCTCGGTCGCGCGACCAGTTCAGGGAGATGAACTTGATTCGCAGCTACCAGGCGCAGGGCGTCCGGCGCATGGCGCGGCAATGGATGGTTCGCGCTGGCTTCTTGTCCGAGGATGCGGCTGCGAAGATCGCACAGGGCCTCGACGGAGAGATGATCGAGGTCGACCTGCAGCCAGGTCAACCGCTCGACGGCAACATGACGCCGGTTCCGCAGGCTCCGATTCCCGGCGACATCGCTGCCTACGCTGTCACGGTCGACAGTGACATTCGGGACGCTGGGCTTCTGGCTCCGTTCACGCGAGGCGAGGTCACGAAGAGCACAGCGACCGAGCAGCAGTTGCTTGCGGCCTACACGAGCTCCGAGATCGGCCGCATGGCGCGCATCCGAGACGCTGTCATCACCGGCATCGCCCAGACCTACAACATCATGCTGAGCGTGGTCTTGGGTGATGAAGCGGAGCCGCTTGCGCTGCCCAACCCGGTCGGCCCCACCAACCTGAGCGCCGATGACCTGACCGGTGACTTCAGCTACTGGGCTGTCGACGCAGGCACTACGCCGATGAGCGACATGGCTCGACAGCAGAGCCTTGAGCGCTTGGCGCCGTTGCTGCTCTCGCTTGGTGCGCCGCGCGAGGCTGTGCTTGCCGAGCTCGTGCGCGCCTACCAGCTGCCCGAAGCGTTCGCGAAGGCTGTCGAGGCGGCGCAGCCCCCTACCCCCGAAGGGGCCTCCGCCCCGCTTCCGTTCGAAGGAGTCTAAGATGCCCCTTGAAGTGATGAGCAAGCTGCCCAGCGAGCTCGGCGCTGCGGCGCGCGACAGCGACGAGATGGTTGGCCTCGAGCTGGCAGCGATGGTTCCCAAGCCTGACCGGCCTTACAGCCCGAAGGTGGTCAAGGCGCTCGCCGAGTCTCTTGCCAGCGTGCTGCAGGCCATCGGCATCGAGGGCGTCGAAGTCGAGGAGTACACCGGTCCTGTTGCGCAGCTTGAACCGGACGATGTGCGGTTCTTGGCGATGGTCGCAGCCATGGCCCAGGACTACGGCCAGCCGATCCCGGTCGAGCTCAGCGACATCAAGGGCGACAAGGAGCTCACGGTCATCACCGCGCACCTGAAGGGCCTTGCCAACGATCCCCGCTTCAGAGCCTTCCTCGAGGTGGACCAAGAGCAGGCCGAACCGCTCGCCGAAGAGATGGCGATGGAGAAGCGAGGCGAGGCTGAGGTTGAAGGGATGATGGAAGAGGGCGAGGGCGAAGAAGGCGAAGAGGACGAGGTGGAGATCGAGGTCAAGAAGAAGCCCAGTCCTGACGCTCTGTTCCGCTCCCGCATGCGCTGAGGTTCACGATGGCTTTTTTTCGCACGCTCACGAGCGCAGTCGGCGGTCTTGCGAAGAAGGCCGCTGAATCGGCGCTGGTCAACACAGTCGCTGAGGCGCTCGGCTTCAGCGGCGCGAACCAGCGGCGCGTTGTTCCGCAGAGCTTCACCGTTTTGCGGCAAGAGGGCGTCGGTGGGACTGTTACGGCGATGCTCGGCCTCGAAGAAGCGATCGACCAGATGCTTCCCGTGCGCTTCCAGTACACCGACCTGTGGGTCCGGCGGGATGGCTCCGTCATCGGCGTGAAGGGCTTGCGCGTCGGCAACCCGCACGCGCTGTTCTACGGCGCCAACGGCCTGCCCTACCTGCACATGTACATCGACCCGCAGAGCGCCTCACAGAGCAACACGCTGCGCAGGCGGGCCGACGCGACACCAAGCGAGCGCAAGAATGGCGAAATGCCGGGATGGCGAACGTTTCTTGTCGGCCGCATCCGTGACCTCGAAGTGCTCGAACCCAAGGATGCGTTCGGGCGCCGCAAGAAGTTCAAGATCGCTCCAGGCTTCAACAGGGGCTACTACGACAGCTACGTTCTCAGAGCTGGCGATGTGAGCCGCAAGCGCGCGACCTGGGCGCAAGACTGACATCACCCCCACGCAAGGAAGTCCATCGTGACCACTCCGAACGCAAGTGCGCCAAGCCAACCGTCTACCGCTCAAGCTGTGCTTGACCAGGCCACGACGCTGCATGCCGATGCCGCGGCGCCCGAAGTCGAGGCCTCAGAAGTCGAGCTCGAAGTCGAGGGCGAAGGCAAGCCAGAGCGGCGCGGCCTGTCCTGGGCAGATGCCCTCAAGCAAGTCCCGCCCGACATTCGCCAGCTCATGAAGAGCATGCAGTCGGACTACACCAAGAAGACGCAGGAGCTTGCCAGCGAGCGCAAGAACTTCCTGGCAGAGCGCGAAGCGCTGCTCAAGGGACACGCTGCGCTCAAGGTCCCCGAAACGCTGCCTGAGTACGACCCGTTCAACGAGTCGACCATCGCGGCGCGCATCGAGGCCGAGGTCACGAAGCGGCTGCAGGCTGTGCTCGAGCCGATGAAGCGGGAGTACGAGCAGGTGCGCGCCGAGGAGAGCTACAACAGCTTCCTGGCAGAGCACAGCGACCTCAAGAGCGACACGGGCCTGCGCTCCGAAGTGCAGCACTTGCTCGAGGCGAACGCCAGCCTGGACCTTGAGACAGCCTACTGGGCTGCGAAGGGAAAGCAAGCTCGGCTTGCTGCAGCCAAGG